AAGATCTATGCATGATTGTATATGCTCTATAAACTCTGTAGGATGATCTGGGTGACCTCTATACACTTGTTTCCTTAAACTAAAGAGAAGTAATCTAGCAGCAACATACTGATAGTTTGGTGCTTCTAAACTAATAAGATCATTAGCAGACCTTACTAATATCTCTTGTATATCTGAGGTTTTAATTCCATCAAAGAATTGTAGTCCACTACTAATCTCTACTTGAGATTCAGAGACACCTGCAAGACCTCTACAGGCATGTTCAACGATATGATGAACTCTATTTAAGTCAAGAGGTGCTTTAGAACCATCTCTCTTGATTACGTTTATCTCCTTAGGAGTCATACTTTTTTCCAACTATTGAGTTTAAGTTTTGCTTCTATACCCTGATAGACATTTGATTCTACCAGACTTTTTACATCTTGTCCAGCTAGTGACATATCATTTATGTCCTTTTGCTGAATATTACTTGGCCATATTACTACTTTATCTCCTCTATCAATGGCTTTGGAGATTCTGTTGACGATCTCTCTATTACGAGGTTCGTTATCAAAAACCCAAATATAATCGCTCCAACCAAACGACCTGCAATCAATATCACTGCCAGCCATCGCAACCGAATTATCCAAGAAGAGCGAGTCGAATGGTCCTTCGACAATGTAGACAGTGTTTTTTTCATTTAATCTATTGAGTCCATATATTTTAGGTTCGTTTTCATCCAACATTACTGTGACATATCTGAGTCTGTCTCTTGGATCGAGACTTCTGCCTTGGAAACCAAACCATCTATCTTTTCCTTCATTTCTCTTAATGAACGGTATGATGATTCTGCATTGATCACCATAGACTTCTGTGCTCGATGGTTTCTGTTGCTTAACCCAATTATAGAATCCTTCTGTGAAGAAGAGTTCTTTGTGATATTTTTGAGGAATTCGTCTGGCATTTATATATTTTACTGCAGGGTGCTCTTTATTTAGATCAGCAATACTTTTGAGATCCCCACGTTTTTCAAACACAGGTTTCTTAAATTTTGGTTTGGGAACATATGATCCCTTACCTGTAGTGCCACTCTTATATCTCTCCATAATATACTCATCATAGAGATCAGGTGCTTGATCCTTTAGAAAATTAGGTAGGGTTCTACCTACACCACAGTTGTGGCATTTATATACCATGTCTTGCTTAAGCCTAAAAAAATACCCTCGTGCCTTGTTCTTATGTTTCTGTGAATCACCACAGTAAGGGCATCGAAAGTTGTATAGGTCTGCTTTCTTCCTTGTAAACTTATCTAGTCTACCAGAAAGTAAAGTGACATAGTGTGCATCAACGAACTCGTTCAATATTTTGGACTACTAACCCACTTATTGTACTAACTTCTTTGTCATTTGTCAAGTTTCTCATAACTTGTATACCTGGCACTGATAATATGAATGATATTACTACCAATCCACCTGCTATAGACCACATTTTTTTCTCTATAGTTCTCAATCTATCATCTACCTTTCTTATATCTCTTTCGCATCCTTTCTTTATAGCATTTGTCTCTCTATTAACATCAGCAGATAGTCTATCGATCTTCTCAAATAATACTTCGTCTATCTTGTCTTGCTTATCTAACTTCTCATTATGCACAGCAAGAAGTTGACCCATCTTTACAGAGTTTTCCTGTAATGAGTCTACTACTCGTTCGAGTCTTTCTATTATTGCTGAATTTATGTCAGACATTACCTTGTCTCGTCTTGTTCTGCTCCAGAGCGTACCTGTTTCTTAAGATTCTGTGTTTTTAATTGTAATTGTTTTTGTAATTGTTGTTTCTTTAGCATTATTTTTTTCTTTTCGATAGCAATTTTTGACTGTGCCATCTGTTGTTTCATCTGATCTTCTGAACTTTCGTATTGTATATTTTTCATAGCTTTCATTCTTCTATCCATGAAATACTTTGCAGCATTTGCAGGTAGAATTCTTTCTATCTCGATACCAGACCTAAGATTTGGCATGATACTCATGCGTAGTTTCATCTTAAGTTCAGCAGGTGAGTTAGCAAACAATATTGTTTCTCCAACATTAGGTATTTTTACCTTATATTGAAATAATCTACTCTTCATCTCCATGCCTTCCTTCAATTTGTTACCAGGTGCCACTAATTTCTTAGCGTCTTTCTTTTTAACCTTACCACGAAAACGTTGTACAGGATCATAACCTGCTGTAGGACCTGTTGCAGCATCTGCACCAGTATATCCAGTTGTTTGCATCTCTTCGTTCATAGGTTATCTATCTCCTTTTGAATATCATTATCAATATCGAGGTCGGGAAGCATCCCTAAAGGATATTTATTCAAATAGATTAATATAGTTTTGAGTATAGACCAATACTCCCTTTCTAATCGGAAGAATAGAAGGGGAGTAGCTGCCTCGCCAAATACATTATAAAGAATTATAAGATGATTTATAATAAGGTGAGTTCTTAATGCACCACCTCTGACATAACGTTTCAAAAGTCGTTTCAAGTATTTGAAACGTTTCATGTCTTCATCAAAGTCCTCTCTTGTCACACAATGAGGATTCTCATAATGTTTAATGGCGAACAGAATGTAGGTTTCCTCATTCAGTTCGTCAAAAATCATTTATTAAGTTGTTGTAATTGTCTTGGTTGAACCAGATCCACCTGCACCAATAGTATCGCCTAATACGAATACCTTATCAGATGCTGTTGAAGTACCTGCGTCAACAATAGTTCCAGAGATTGTCTGAGCACCAATAGTATGTACCTTACTTGCAGCAGCACATGTGAATGTAAATTCAACACGGTTTGTACCTGTCTGTGCAGCAGCAGTAGCAGTAATAGATGCACTATCTGTAGTATTAGTAACTACAAGAGTAGCACCGTTAGTCACATCAACTAATTCGTTGTATATAACGACAACAGTTCCAGTTGCAGCAGCTGCATATGTAGTCTCTTCAAAGAATACAGCAGTGATGTCTGCATTACCAAGAGTGTTTGTACCAGATCCACCTGCACCTACAAGTCCATCTATGGAACATAGTATCTCATCCCAATACTTTGTCTTTGTAGCATTTTTGTAGTGTCTCAATACCCATCCATCTGCAGTTGCAAAGATGTTTTGAGGATCTACGCCAGTACCACGCACAGCCCACTTAGGCTTTGATTCATCAGCATCGGTTTTACCCCAAAGTGCCATAGTTATACTCCCTGATTGTCGTTCTATCTCAAATTATTTATAAAAAAACGTGCCTCTACGACCTCGATTTCTATCGAGTTTCTATAGCAGATTTTACAGTTTCTAAAAGTTTATCATCCATGTCAGTCTTAGTTAATTTGACTGCTTTTTCTAGGATAACAATACACAATTTGATTAAACCCTCACCCAATTCTGAGTCATCAGGGATTTTGCTTACAGCATCAGATACAATTTTAGATGCGAATGGTAGTAGAAAAGATAACATGATCTAACGTATAATTCTATCCTATATAGGCTACTTTAGTCTGGTGTAAAAGAATTGTTCTTAACGTATCCCCACTTACCTTTTGATAGTGCTCTCACACCTCTGGGATCCTTACCTACTTTCTTCTTAGCAGCCTTACCTGCATCCATGATCTGTTTATATTTTTTCTGCTTTGCTTCCTTGTGTTTCTCTTGAGCTTTCGCTATGATTTCGTTTTTTAAACTTGTTGTTTCAATCATTTCTTTGTCCTTTGGCCACTCGTAAGAACAATTCCATGCCCGAAGAGACTTATTGATGCGACTGTCTGGATCTCTTGCAGTCTTTGCACTTGTAAGTTTCTTCTTCATACCTCTCATTCTGGCACAGAACGATTTCCTACGAGGATTACCTACTTTTTTACTGGGAGCTTTTAGGTCTGAACCAGGATTCTCACGTTCGTAAGACTTCCTGCCCTTTTCATTCAGACCACCCTCTTTATTTTTACCTGCCTTACGTGTCCACGCAGCAGATTCACTCCTTACAATCTTATTGTCAGGTTCATTCTTTGAAAGATTTTTTGCTTTTTGTTTCTTAGAGATCTTAGGTCCTCCTACTATATCTCCATACTCATCTCTCTTGACTCCTTCTTTCATACTCTTAAGAAGAGCATCAACACGTTTGTCACTATCTTTCTTATGGTAATTTACTGGTGTTTTATCTTTCTTTCCTTTCATCTTTACACCTCTACCTTTTGCAGTATTGTATCTTCTTGCTTCTGTGTCATCATGAGATGCCATACTACCTTTAGAGTCTCTTCTATTACCAAATGTTCTTTGGTTTCTTTCATTTTTTTTAGCAGCATCATCTTTACCCTGATCTACCTTTGCTTCATCCATTTTCAGTGCATCTAACTGATCTAATGCTTTTTGTGACCACCATATTGTAGCTTCTTTCATTTTCTTTTTAGGTTTGTCAGTTTTAACATAGGTTGGTTTAGCAGCACCAGACTTAGATTGTTGATTAGGATCTGCTTTTTTCTTACGTCTTTGTGCAGATAATCTTTCTGCCTTAGTCATAGACGCTCTCTTTGCAGATGATACACACTTAGGAGTTCCTTCACCAGGTTTGTCACTAGCACAAGTACCACCTGTGACTACATTGACCCACCCTTTCTTACCGTCTTTTGATTTAGATTTAGAAAACCACTTGTGTAAGTTGCCTTCCTTTACTAGGTATCCATCATGCATGACCTTATAACCTTTTGGAATTGGTTTACATTTTTGATCTGTATTACAATAGTATTTACCTTCACCACACTCCACTGCTACCGCCTCCTATAATTGCAAGGTTTAATCCTGCCATAGTATACATTGCATTATGTATTGTAAGATCGGAATCTTGTATCCATGGCTTTGCATCTTCATTATAAATCCAACATTGTAATGCACCATACTTTGCTCTCGGTATGTCATTATCAAACCACCAGTCATAATGTGGTGTATCGTCAGTTGCAGGGTAAGTCAAGTACCTAACCCCTTACCTTTATCATAATTATCCTTTCCTCCATATCTTGCCATCGTATTCACATAAGATTTTACATCTTTGAACCCACGTTTCTTAGCATCAGCAGCAGTTTGTTTTTTATCATCTGCCATCTTCTTATACTTACCAGTTCCTGCAGTAGACTTAGCACCTTTAACTTTCTTGGGTTGTCCTCTCTTCATGATCTGATCTTTATACTTTGCCCTTACAGCATCAAGTGCAAGATCTCTCCCTTCACGAGTGAACTTCATACCCTTAGTTGCTTTGTCTTTGAGTGCCTGACGTTTCTTAGGATCCATATTCTTTTCATAGTCTGCTAACTTCTTAGCATAACTAGGGTTATCCATTTTCTTGATAAGTGCTCTGTCTTTCTTATCAGGTCCTGTATATGATGCCTCATTCTGTACATCAGGACCATCATTTACATCGTCACGTCTACGTTTTTGTTCACACTTCATACAGTCACAGTCTTCACCATGATTCTTTTTAACCTCTTTGAGTTCATCTTTCTTAGGGTTAATAAGAATCTTAGATTTTTTTTCTGCTAGATACGCTTTGAATGATAACATTACATTCCCTGTTTACGCATAAACTCCTTGAATGCAGGAGAATTGATTCCTCTCTTAGGATCTTTCATTCTTGCTGCTCTCGATCTCTCTCTGTATGGTTTATCAGATTCATCATCTGGTTTATACTTCTCAGGATTTCTCATTGCACGATAGTTTTCGTCTAGAGACTCCCATTCTTCCCATAGTTGATTAAATGATTTGAAAGATAGCATTACTTTGTCTCCATTCTACGTTTTGCTGCCTGTTTAGCATATAGTCTAGATGATTGCTTCATTTTCTCTATTGCCTTTTCTTTGTTTCCTGCTACTGCTGCCTTACCTCTTTCTACCTCTGCCTTCTTAGAAGCTTTGAGTGCTAGGTCTGCAGATATTTCATCTATCTGCTCGACTTCTTCATTCTTAGGACGACAATCATTGACGAGTTTACCACCCTTCATCTTCATACCAACCTTCTTGTGAGTCTTCCAACATGAAACTTCTTGGAACTCCATTGTTTCTAGGTCTTCATCCTGCTCAGATAAGATCATATCAATCTCACCTTCATATCCTAGTTGCTCAAGTAATCCAAAGATCTCATCCCAGATTACTTCCTCGCTCTTATTACCATAGTTTGCTGCACCTTTCTTACGACATTGAACTAATCTACCTGATGCATATGCACTTGGCCATACCTTAGCACTTGCTTTTACTTTCTTATAGCAAGCATCTTTTGTGCCACTACCCTTACCTTTCTTATCTGCTTCATTTAATTCATCTTCATGAGGAATAGTATTACCATTAGCATCTTTCTGATGATGCTCCATCTTCATCTTTTCACGTTTTGCTTTAGTCTTGGCAAGGATTCTATCCTTTGCTTCTGATGCTGCTTTGTTAGGACCATCATATGCCATAGCACCTTTTTGCTTACGAGGTGCCTTAGCAAATCCTGCCATAGGTCCCGATGGTGTACCAGATCCTTTGGTTATACCATATGAACTACCTTCTTCTACTTCTACTGATTCTTTCTTAATTGCTTTAGAAATTACTTTTCTTCTATTGAGTAAATATGAATCGGACTTATCTTTGTCACCATCATTATCTACATCACCATCTTCTTTACCGACAGCATCTAGTTTCTTTTTTGCTTTCTCTTGTATCTCTGCATATGCATCAGACATATCAGGCAAATCTCTGAAGTTCATTGTCATTTTAGTACTTTCTCCTTTTTATTTATCTTCTTTACAAACTCACCAGGTGTCAATTTCTTAGCATAGTTTGCTAATTCATCAGTTCCTATTTCACCTGCAGGTGTAAAGTTAAAGTATTTTATTTTGTTGATTTCTTGTAGATCTTTTAACCATGAACGATATATTCTATCGGATTCATCTACAAAGATAACGTAGTTGCTACCACGACTCACAACTTTACCACAGATACCTGTGTTTACATTCTCTACAAGGTCTCCTATCTTAAATATGTGACCTTCAAAGTAATGTTCTCTAAGTGCTTGAGGATCTAACTTAGGTGCTATCTCATATAGAGTATAAGATGCATCTTGAAAATCATCAAGATCTTCTTGAACATTCATCGCTTGTCTCAGCGTATTATATAGTTCTTCTTTTCCCTTTCTTCCTAGTTTCTCTGGCATACCTGACACAAATGTGTCATAGTCGTCATCCATAGCTGCCTTACGTAGCTTAGATGCACTCATACCTTCTACACCTTCACCATCTGGATCTCTATCACCTGCAGATGATACTTTTATATCATCAAAATTATATAACTTACCATTATATTTGGTTGCTAGTGAGTTAAATTCACTGACTCTATCTCCACCAACTACTATGTTTACTGAACTATATCCTTCACCATCAAGTGTTGTCAACACATCAAAGATAGTTTTAGTCTCTTCACTATTCTGAATAGCATTTGCATGATCAGGATATGCCTGTTTCATGAACTTGATCTTTGTACCAGGATCTAGTGGATTCTTTTGAGGATCTTGTGATCTACTTGGGTAGATCCTATACTCTCCACCTCCTGATGCTGACTTCACTTTGTTTAGAAGTGCTTCATGTCCAGTAGTAGGGGGATTAAATCTTCCAAAAGTAATAGATATGCTACCTTGATCGACCGAACCCTCGCCTCCTGCAGTTTCTTCTCCTCCATTGGTTGTTCCTCCTGCTAATTCTTTTGCGGTCAACTTTCTAAGTTTACCATCTTGACTCATATGAGTCACCTTACCAGTTTGATCGGCATATTTACCGTATCCAACGTGTTTAAGATTGAGTTTTTCTGCTTCTTGTGCTGCAAAGGATTTTTGAGCCTCTTTTAGGAAAGCACTAAACTTTTTCATTCTTCCAATTTTTACGTAAATTAAAGTTTGCTCTGCTAAAGGTTAGTCTATCTACAATTTTATATGGATTTTTAGAATTAATCACATAACCTTCGTGTTTAGAAGGTTCACCATCAATATAGCATTTCACGTCACCGCTTTCACGGATACCACATTGTAGACGCTGTTTCAGTTGATAGATATAGTGCCATGCCTTGAAGGTATATACACTGACCTCTCCCTTATATTTATCAGGTAACGAATCGTACATTTCTTGAGCGTCAGCAATACGTCCTTCACGAATAAAACTGTTGACATGTTGCTTGATCTTAGGAGCAACTTTTGGATGAGGAGTTTTAGATCTAAAGATAGGTATAAAAGACTTCCATTGATCTGTAAAATTTAATTCTTTCT